TTGACTGGCGATCATATGATTGAGTCTACACCTAAAAAGACTCGTCAGGGCCAAGGTAAGCACACCAAGTATGCTGCTACATCACGTAATAACAAAAAGAAAGTCTATCGCGGACAAGGTAAATAGATGTAACGACTTTGTTACTCTATGGCTGCATTAATTTGTAACTTACCCTCTGTTGAAGTATGGGTAAGAAAAGAATATCTCACTGACCATCAATCTGGTCATGGTGAATTTGTAAAGGGCGTTTGGGTATCGTGTAAGTCGATACCTGGACGTGCTTTTTATTTTGAGACATACTTACCAGAGTATGCTGCAATGTATGATAAACTGCCTATCAGTGCCTTTGTAAGCGAACCTGAGACGCCTTCACCTGATATGAACCTACCTAACCTACAATTTTGGAATTGTATGGACTATGGTGTGGTCTCTGTAACCAAACAATTCATTGGTTCAATGGATTATGAGTTATATACTAGAGACCATGGCATTCAAAAAGGTACTTACATCTGTACGATTGATAATTATCACCAGGATCCTGATACAATTGACTATGCAACCAGTGAAAATCCTGCTGAACATAAGTCACATAACCTAATTGAACTTGAAAATGGGCAGTATGCACTCTATCCTAACAATAGAATGCGTATTTTTGACAATAGTTTGACTCCAGAGAATCCAAAAATGCCTGATTTTAAGGTATCAACGCAATATTATAGTGTTGAGAATGGTTTTGACCGTCTTGGAATGGGTCGTGAGGACGAATACTTCTGGAAAACTGCTAAAGAACGTAATTTAGAGGAGGAAAATGAAGAGAACACCACAGGAGCTAGTTGAATTTGAGGAAAAACTCAAAAGATTAGCAGAAGAAGAGGAAGAAAAAGCAAAACAGGAACAGGAGAACAACGATGAATGACTTTCTAGACAATCTAGCTAACAAACAGCACCAAAAAATGCTGCGTGAAATCGCAGAAGATGACCTGACACCCAAAAAGAAGGATAAAAAGGGCGAACAAGAACTCTGGGAAAGGATTGATACTGGAGATTCTTCACCAGGAGTATGGGAAAGAGGTATCATTCGTGAGTGATACCCCTATAAATAAGTCAGAACTTATTATATAATCATAAATAATGCCTTTAGAAAGGGTAAGTCAAGGTTTCAAGGATGTCAGCGCCACTTTTAAGGCTAATCCCCTTACAAGTGACGTTGTCATTATGAAGAATGCTGCGGCAATCTCAAGATCTGTCCGCAACATTGTAATGACTTCCCCTGGTGAAAAGTTTTTTGATCCAGATTTTGGATCACAAGTTAGTAAATCACTGTTTGAAAATATTGATAACATCACAGCAGTGACAATTAGAGATGAAATAGAAAACTCCATTCGTAATTATGAACCAAGAGTTTCATTATCTTCCGTTGTTGTCGATCCAGACTTCGATAACAACGGATTTAACGTAACTATTGTTTATAAAATTATTGGAGTTGACATACCACCTCAAAGGTTAGAGTTTGTATTAGAATCAACTCGATAAATGGCACTAGTAAACTACGCAAATCTGGATTTTTCCCAGATCAAATCCACACTTAGAGAATATCTAAGAAATAATTCTAATTTTACGGACTATGACTTTGAAGGGTCTAATCTGTCCACGATTTTAGATGTTCTGGCTTACAATACCTACCTGGCATCCTACAATGCCAACATGGTATCGAACGAATGTTTTATTGATAGTGCAACATTGAGAGAAAATGTTGTTGCACTTGCAAGAAATATTGGATATACCCCAAGATCAAAGAAATCATCAACTGCAACGATCAGTTTTATTGTTGATACGACTGGAATTACTCCAGCACCAACGTCAATTACTCTAAACAAAGGTCCAATCGCGACATCAGGTGGAACTTTTGCTGGAAATTCTTATATTTTCTCCATCATGGACGATGTGACAGTCCCTGTTGTCAATAATATTGCTGTTTTTGACCTTTTACAAATTCACGAAGGTCCTTATCTGACCGAAACCTACACATATTCCTCTAGAAATCCAAATCAGAGATTTTTAATCAATAATGCAGGCACAGATACTGATCTGATTCGTGTTAGAGTCGGAACTAACAGTTCTACAGGCAAGAGAGTCTATGCAAAACAGGATAGCCTCTTTGATATTGACGGAGATTCAAGAGTTTACTTCTTACAAGAGGTAGAAGACGAAAGATATGAGATTATTTTCGGTGATGGAGTCTTTGGTAAGGCACTTAGTGAAGGAAATGTTATTGAAATCAACTATTTGACCACTTCTGGTGGTGGTGCTAATGGGTTGAGTCAGTTTTCTTTCAACGGAAGAATGACTTATGTAAGAAATGGAGTAACATACCCCATTTCACAAGGTATTTCAATCATCACAACTGATATTCCAGCAACTGGCGGTGATGTTATTGAAAAAGTAGACTCAATTAAGAAGTTTGCTCCCAGAATCTATGCTTCTCAGAACAGAGCACTGACTGCAAATGACTATGAGACACTAATTCCAGCAAAAATCTATCCAGAGACTGAATCCATCTCTGTTTTTGGTGGAGAAGAGTTGATCCCTCCTCAATATGGAAAGGTTTTCATCAGTATTAAACCAAGAACTGGCGAATTTCTCCCAAATCTCATCAAAGAGAATATTAAGAGAGATTTGAAGAAATATGCTGTTGCTGGAATCGTTCCTGAAATCCTTGATTTGAAATATTTGTATCTTGAGGTTACATCTAACATTTATTACAACACAAATCAAGTCCCATCAGCATCAGAAGTCTCTACAATTGTTCAAAGCAATATTGAGTCATATGCCGACTCAAGTGAATTGAACAAGTATGGTGCTAGATTCAAATATAGTAAATTTTTGAAAATTGTTGATGATAGTCACGAAGCGATTACATCTAATATCACCTCTGTAGCAATGCGGAGAGACGTTAGGGCTGCCCTTAATACACTCGCAGAGTATCAGATAGGGTTTGGCAATCAATTCCACATTGCAAGGATGAGTGGGTACAATATTCGCTCAAGTGCTTTCAGAGTTGCTGGTGTTTCTCAGAATGTTTACATCGGAGACATTCCAAATACCAACAGAGAGAATGGTTCATTGTTCTTATTCACTCTTGATAATCCAGCATCAAGAAACCCAACAATCGTTAGAAGAAATGTTGGTAGAATTGACTATATCAAAGGAATTATCACTTTGAATCCAATTAATATTCAGTCTACCCAAAAAGTGATTGATGGTCAGTCTGTAATTCAGGTGGTTGCTACACCACAGTCAAATGATGTAATCGGATTGCAAGATTTGTATTTGCAACTCGATGTAAATAACAGCGTCTTTGAAGTTATCACTGACAGCATCGCTTCTGGACTTGATCCATCGGCGTCATCTTACACAGTCTCTTCAAGCTACAACTATAACAGAGGTTTACTGGTAAAACCATAAAATGACACAAACTAGAATTCCCTTCAAGACTATCGTAAAGAATCAACTCCCTGATTATGTCAGGGACGAATTCCCTTTGTTGGGAGAGTTCTTGTCACAATATTACCTTGCTCAAGAATTTCAAGGAGCTCCTCTTGATTTACTTCAGAATATTGATCGATACATTAAATTAAACAATAATGCAAATGTAATAAAATCAACGTCTCTAAGATCAGATATTACTTCAACTGATACTACAATATTAGTTAGTAATACAAATGGGTATCCTGACGAATATGGTTTAATCAAAATTGACAATGAAATAATTACATATACTGAAAAAAATGATTTTAGTTTTATTGGATGTATTCGTGGATTTCAGGCTCATGCCAAAGATCCTAAGAATGAAACTTTTGTTTTTTCGGATTCTGACTCAGCATCTCATAAAGCAGAAGCAACGGTAGAAAATTTAAGTGTAGATTTTCTGTCAAGATTTTTTAAAAAGGTAAAACATCAGTTTTTACCTGGACTTGAGGATAAAACATTATCTGACAAAATTAATAAGAATCTTTTCGTAAAACAGGCAAAAGATTTTTATACATCAAAAGGCACCGATCAATCATTTAAGATTCTTTTTAAGGCATTATATGGGGAGGACGTTGAGGTTTTAAAACCTGCAGAGAATCTATTCACTCCATCACAATCTTTGTATAAAATTACAAAGGATATGATCGTCGAACCCATTTCTGGGAATGTTATGGACATTGTGGGTTATACAATGTATCAAAATGAATTCAATGATTTGATTAATAAATCATATGCTCCGGTTACAAATGTAGAGAGAATTATTGTTGGTGGAGCATCTACAGATTATTATCAGGTAAGTTTTGATGCAAATTATTCTAGAGATCTTCAATATGATGGTGCAGAATATGGTGAATTTGTTGCTCATCCAAAAACAAAGTTGATAGGTGACTATACAACATCATCAAAGACGTTTGATGTTGATTCAACAGTTGGATTTCCAAAATCTGGTGAATTATTAGTCACTTATGATGATAGATCAACTGGAATTGTATCATACACTTCAAAATCATTAACTCAGTTTTATGGTATCACTGATATAAGCAATACAATTTCAGATAATTCAACTGTTGGTATTAATACTTTTGCCACAGTTCTTCTTCAGGATGAAACTGTGGTCTCTATGAGAATTGTAAATGTTTTAACAGATTACCATGTTGGCGAATTGGTTGGTTGGGTAAAAGGAAGACCATATTATGGTCCATATCATATTCATAAAGGTAGAAAGATGGTTGGTGCTAAACATGTTTCAACTCCTCACGATTATATCTACGATACAAAGGAAGCAAGTCTGCTCGATTATGGAATAGATACAGCAGCGGTAGCCACTTCGGATTATTCAACTTCATCAAGCATTTCTGCAGCAACAAATGTAGTGTCTAGCACGTCTTCAAGCGCCTCTTCTGGCGGTTCCTCTGGCGGTTCTTCTGGAAGTAGCGGAGGTTCCTCTGGCGGCGGAGGCGGTGGATATGGTTACTAAATAAGTAAAAAAGTCTCAAGGCAGATATGTCGAAGCAGTTGAATAATCGATACTACGAGAAGGGCGATACCATCCGAGTAAAGACTCTTGGATTGGCGGCTAATGACGCTGTTTCAAATAACTGGATTTTAAATTCTGCCACCACTTACAAGGTGGAGGAACTTGAGAAGATTAATGTACAAAATTTCAGATATAAATTAACTCTTGACAATAGCCATATCTTTAGAATTGGCGATACTTTAACTGTAACAGGAAATAATTTTAAAGCATCATCTAAAGTATATTCTGTAAATAGTGCTACCCAAATAACAATAGGTGACCAGGGAAATTTAGACAATGTTTCTGTAGATTCTATTAGAGTAAGAAAAAATATTTTAAAGGGAAGAGCAACAAATTACGACATTTCCGCAGTTGCTACAAATGTTCAGAATATTTACAAAAAGGGAACTAACACATTAGTTGCATCTTCTTCCTTACCATATTATGGAGATGTTGACGTAGCAGTTCCTAATACTAAGATTACTTTTAGTGGAACCTTTCCACCAACTGGAAGTGCTGCCACAGATACGTTCAAAATTTTATCGACAGGTGACCACGGATTATACACGGGTGATGTAATTTACTATTCCCCACAAAAGACAACATCAACACGTACAGATATTGATGGCAATACGATTACCACAGTAAGAACCCAAACAGGTATTGCTGAAGAGGGAATTTATTTTGTAAAGAGACTTACTGATACTACAACGATAAAATTAGCTGAAAGTAGATCTCAACTTTTTAATGAAAATTATATTACAACGGAACCCATCAGTGTAACTGACAATACTATTGAACCGTATTCATTTAAAGATAAAACATTAGAAAACCAAAAACTTTTCAGGGAAATACCTGGACAAAATAATAACTTAAATCAAACTGAAACAGATCCTGGAACCAAAAATGGCATTTTGGTAAATGGAGTGGAGATTTCAAATTATAAATCTCTTGATGGAATCAATTACGGCAAAATCGAATCTGTAGTTGTAGATAATTCTGGAGATGGATATGACGTAATCACTCCACCAAATGTTGTAATATCAGACACCACTGGAGTTGGTGCTACTGCAAATGTTGCTGTAAATGGTTCTTTCAATAGAATCGATTTGCTCGATACTGGATTTGATTATATTAAAGACCCTGTTGTTACAATTACAGGAGGAAACGGTCAAGGTGCAACTGCTATAGTTAATACTTCTCTGGTTGAACATAATGCAGATTTTAATTCTGCTGAAGTTGATGGACTAGTTACCATTGGTTCAACTTCAGCTATTGGATTCTCTACTTACCACAAGTTTAGAGATCATGAGAGAGTTATTTACAAGTCAAACAACCAGAGTGGAATCGTTGGATTGACCACAGGTGCATTCTATTACGTTTCTGTTCAAACTAATACGAATGTAAAACTCCATAAAACCATGGAGGATTCTATTGCTGGTATTAATACAGTAACATTTACTGATTATGGCTCTGGCAGACACACTTTACAAGCCACAGATCTTAAGAGAATTGTTTCTTCAATAGAAGTTGCAACACCAGGAACTGGTTATCAAAATAGAAAAACAACCGCTGTAGGTGTATCAACTTCACTTAATGAGATTCAAATTCCATCTCATGGGTATTCATCTGGAGAAAAAATCAAATATCTACCAGATTCATCTCCCGCTGGTGGATTATCTGATGGAACCGAGTACTATGTAACTGTTGTCGATGAAGACCATATAAAATTATCATCTATAGGTCCAACAACCGACAAGGAATTATATTATAGAACAAAACAGTATGTAAGTATAACTTCTCCAAAAACAGTTAATAGATTCCTTTTAGATGATGAGCAAGGAATGCACCATTTTAATTATCCAGAAATCATTGTTTCTGTGGTTGGTGAAATTGGAATTTCTTCTATCGGAGCGGAGACATTTGAAGCTAGAGTATCTCCAATAGTAAGAGGAAGAATTGATTCAATAAATCTCCAAACCAAAGGAGTTGGTTATGGTTCTTCTGAAGTCATTAATCTTGTCAGAGAACCTGAAATTTCTCTGCAGGTTGGTTCTGATGTTCAATTGACTCCCGTAGTTGCTAACGGAAAAGTTATTCAAGTAATTGTAAACAATGGTGGAAAAAATATCAATGCTACCCCAGAATTAAATGTTGTCTCAGACAGTGGCCAAGGTTGTGTTCTAACTCCTGTCATTTCTGGAGGACGGATAACTTCAGTAACGGTTATTGGTGGAGGTTTTGGATATCTTGCCGAGGACACCACTATTGAAATTGTATATCCTGGAACTGGTGCTAAATTTAGATCAACTCTTCAGAGATGGACGATAAACGAATATCAAAGAAAACTATCAAAAGTTACTGTTGACGATACTTCTATTGATAATGGTTTAAATATGGATTTTGGACTGCAATCAGTTCATCTATATGCACCAAGACTTTTGAGACAAGAGTTGTATCAAAATAAGCAAGATGGAACTGTAACATACAATTCTCCAGATCTTGTTCTCGATAACGGTGTAGAGAAATCAACTTCAAAAAATCACTCTCCAATTATTGGATGGGCTTATGATGGAAATCCAATTTACGGACCATTTGGATATTTGAAAAAGAATGGTGGCGTAGTAACTCAGATGAGATCTGGTTACAAATTGGATTTGAAATCAAATAGACCACCAACTTCTATATTTGCGGAAGGATTCTTTGTAGAAGATTATCTGTATGTTGAAAGTTCTAGTGATGATGTTCTTGATGAAAATAATGGAAGATTCTGCATCACCCCAGAATTTCCAAAAGGAACTTATGCTTATTTCTCAACATTATCAGAGACTGCAGAATCTCAAGGTGTATTCAAAAACTATAAAGTTCCACAATTCCCATATTTGATTGGTAAGTCCTTATATTCTAAACCATCAAATTTAAGTTATTTGAAATCATCCAATCATGATGAATATGATGTTCAAGAAAATGGTTGGGTAAGAAATACTAGTTTCTATAATCTTGAGGAAGATGATTCATCGTACACTTACGTTGAAAGACCATTTAAGTTAACAAATACTCAAATATCAAAAGTCACATATGCTTCACCAGGAACAGTTGGTAATATTGGTATTTTAACTGGAGGAACTAACTATAAGGTTGGAGATTCTCTGATTATTGATAATACCAACACTCAAGGATTCAATGCGGATATTAGAGTATCAAGAGTTGGTGGAAAGCAGGTATCTTCTATAAGTTGTGCGACTACATCAATATCATCAATTGAAGTTATTCCATCAGGAAAAACTGAAGAATACTCTTTCGTTGCAAGTTCTCCTCATGAATTGTTAAACCAAGAGTTGGTCTCTATCGCTGGTCTGAGCACCACTGCGGTCAAACTTAATGGTCAGTATAGAGTTGGTGTTACCACTTCAACTTTAGTTTTGAGAGCAGGAGTTGGAACCACTGGAGCCACAGGAATAACAACTTACTTTGACATCTATGGATTTGGAATTGACAACATCGTAGAAAATGATGTCTTTAAGATTGGTGATGAAAAAGTCAAAATTTTGAATGTTGATAAAGTATCATCTAGAGTTAGAGTCTTAAGAGAGGTTCTTGGAACTTCTGGAGCGGCTCACACTGCTACAACTATCTTCTATGAAGAACCAAGAAGATTTACGTCTAGAGTTGGATTCAATACTACATTTGATTTTAGACTTAACAAGGAGTATTATTTTGAACCACAGAATACCTTAGCACTTGGTATGAGTGCTGGAGTTGGCATTGGAACCACTATTACGTTCGTCAACCCTGGTTCTGGTGTAACCAACGTCTTCCTGCCAACACAGACGCTATACCTGCCAAGCCACGGTCTTAAAACAGGTGATGAGTTAATCTACAAACTCAACAGTCAAGATGAGGCTATTGGAGTTTCTACTGCTGGTGTATCAACTTTTGCTCTTGCTGACCAACAGAAATTATTTGTTGCCAAGATTAGTGAAGACCAGATTGGTGTTTCTACAGTTAGAGTTGGTCTCAACTCCACTGGCACATTTGCTGGAATTGGTTCAACTAACGCACACCAAGGACTTTTATTCTTCACAGGTTATGGTCAAGGTTCAAACCATAGTTTTGTAACTAATTATCCTAATGTAGTTTCTGTATCTGCGTTTAAGAATACCGTTACTGTATCTACAGCATCAACTCACGGTCTTACAGTATTAGATACCGTATACGTTGATGTCAGACCTTTAACAACTCAATCTTTTAATGTTTCATATAATGATTATAATCAAAGAATCATTATTGATAAAAAAGATGTTGATGCATCTGATATAAATGTAACTTCAAATGAAATTACTATTAGTGGTCATGGATATAAGTTAGGACAATCTCTGATTTATACCGCATCCAGCGCAGCGGGTGGACTGGTCAATAACCAAATTTATTATGCAGTAATTGTTGATAAGGATACAATTAAGTTATCAGAATCGTATTTTGATTCAATAAGTTCTGTTCCAACGATTGTTGACATTACTAGCGCAACTGACTCTTCATTCTCACCAATTAATCCAGAAATAAAGGTCTATAAAGAGTCTACTATTGAATTTGATCTTTCCGATTCGAGTTTAACATATACTAGAAACTCTATATCATATCCAGCGTTTAAATTTGTATTATTCACTGACAACAATTTTGATACAGAATTCAATAAAACATCAGATAATGAAGATTTTGAAGTATTGACCACAGGTGCAGTTGGTACAGATGGAAAAGTAACTCTTACTTTAAACAACAATATTCCCAAGACTTTATATTATAAGTTAGTTCCAGTATCTAACGATCAACTTCCTAATGAGAAAAGTCATGTTGTTTGTGACCCAGAAGTAATTGGATATAATCAAATCTCTATTTTAGATAGTGTATATTCTGGCAAGCAAAGTGTTTCCATTGCATCTTCCACATCATTCAGATATCTTTTACAAAAAGTTCCAGAAAAAACATCATATACCTCAAGTGATGCAATTATTGAATACTCTACAGACTCTGCTACTGGTATTGGATCTATTGTTCAATTAAAGACGTTCAACAAAGGATCTAATTACTACAAGTTACCTTCTGTAAGAGGTGTCACTAGTGGTTTGGGTTCTAATGCAGTCTTTGAAGTAACCAGCGAAGATATTGGTATGATTAGAAAAACCAAACTTAGAAGTATTGGTTTTGATTATCCATATGATAGAACTTTAAAACCAACTGCTAAACTTCCAGAGATAGTCAAGATTGATAATCTAGCTATCATTGATTCTGTTGGAATAACCTCTTTCGGATATGGATATGGTTCTATTGCACCTAAGGTCTTGTTATTTGATGGCCAAACTGGAGAACAAAAAACAGAAGTAGATCTTAGATTTGAATTTGGAACAAACCAACTGCAAATTGTTAAAAATACTTTTGGTATTAACAACGTTCAACCAACACTCCTGCCAACTAAAAACAGCAATGGCATGGGAATTGGTTCAATGTCATATGATTCTGGAACGAAGACAGTTTCAGTTACCTTAGCATCAGGCATTACAACTGCTGGAGCCTTCCCATTTGCAATTGGCGATGAGGTTATGGTTGAAAATGTCAGTGTTGGCATTGCATCAACCAATCCTGATGGTGTTGTTGAAATTGTAGACACTGGAAAGGGTTACAATACCGAAGATTATAACTACAAACTGTTTGTACTTACTTCTGTTGATGAAAATATTGGAGGAATTGGTACAGTAGCGTTTAGTCTTGATGGATATATTCCTACAGGAGAACTTCCTGGGACATTCAGTGTTGAGAGATCTGCGGGAAGAATTATTCCTAAAAAACACTTCCCAATATTTGATGTTGCTCTGACAACAACAGATTTCGTTGAAGATGAAGATATTATCTCTCTGGATGATGAAAAGGCTACAGGGGTTGTTGAAAGATGGGATAATAGGAACGGAAATTTAAAAATTAGAGCTAATAGAGACTTCACTAAGGGTCATGTTGTTGAGGGACAATCCTCTGGAACCAGAGGAACTATCGCTTCAATTATTTCATCAGATTCTGAATATGATATTAATTCACAATCAAGAGTTGAATCTGGATGGGAAGACGTTACGGGTTTCTTGAATGATACTAGACAGGTTGTTCAGGATGGTGATTACTATCAAAAATTCTCATATTCTCTCAAGTCTAAAGTTCCTCTTGACACTTGGGATGAGGTTGTTGGTTCTCTCAATCATACCTCAGGATTCAAGAGATTCTCTGATCTTGTAATTGAAACTTCGCCAATTCAATCTGCAAATGTTGGATTGGGGACAACAACCTCACATTTTGAAAATACGATTGATTTCATATCAAATGTTGATATGAATTGTGTTTATAATTTCGATCTTGTTAAAGAGAATGACAAAACTAATTTCTCAGACAAAATTATTGTTTCAAATAGAATTCTCACCGATTATGAAGAATCTGTAGGAAACAGAGTTTTGAATGTTGATAATGTTGCAAGTCAATTTAATAGCAATCCTAGACCAACTAAGTTTAGTGAAATTGCTCGTTGGCCTATCGCAGATGCATGTGGTCATAAGTTTGTAACTTATATCCAAGACCCAGACGTAACTGCAGAATCACAAATTCAAATGGTTACGGTTCTCCACGATAAGCAGGGTGCTGGATTTATTAATCAATATGCAATTACATCGACTGAAATTGAGTTGGGTTCCTTTGATTATAATCTTGATGGAACTGAAGGTGTCCTTCAATTCTTCCCCAATAAGTTTGAGATTAATCCATACAATGTATTCACTCTTTCTTATAATATTGGCGCAGCAGTTACAAATATTGGAACCGCACATTATGGTGGTGCAGTAAAGATTACCTCTAGTAGTCAGAATGTATCTGCTGGAACAACAACGAATATCGTTAGTATTGCCAACACATATACTGCAGCAAAAGTCCTTGTTCTGACTAAAACTGTTGATGATCAGTTTGAATATGATGAACTCAATCTGATTAGTGATGGAACAACCGTAGATGTAGTTGAATATGGTGAATTATCTTCTATCAATCAAGAAGCTTGGTCTGGTGGATATTCAGGATTGGGAACATACAATGCATACATTGATGGTAGTAATATCAAGGTCGATTTTGCTCCAAATGTATCTGTCGCTTCTTCTGTCAATACAATAATCGTTGGCCTCTCAAGTGCAGGAACTGGTATTGGTTCAGAAGGTCTTACTGATGCAGAAATTGGTGCTCTGCCAACTTCAATTGGATCTACTAGTTCTCCAACTGCAAATGCGATTGCAGAATATGCTAACGATACTTACAACGCTGCATATTGTATTGTTCAAGTATCTGACCCAGACAACGATCATCACATGATGACAGAATTGCTGGTGGCCGACAAACCAGATTTTAATGAAACTTATATTTCAGAGTTTGGTACAATTGTTAGCGATACTGCTCCAGCAGCAGGTCTTGGAACCTTTGGTGCTGCAGTAGTTGGTGACGTTGTAAGGATTACGTTTACTCCTAACGAAAACATCAACACTGAAGTTAAGACCTACTACAACTACATGAAGTTTACTGATGATGGGTCTGATTCTATTAAGATTGACCTCACTAATGCATACATCGATACTCAGTATGGTTCATATGCAGGAACAAATGTTGATGTTAAGAGAGCATTTAACATCCTATATGATGGAGACCAAGTATTTGAAAGATACATTGACGCTAGTGATGAAGATGTAATTGGTTCTAATACCTCTCTTGAGGTTCAGAACGCTATTAATATACCAAACCACTTCTTCGTTACTGGTGAGCAACTGACTTACAGCACTCCAGGTGCTGGAACAACTGAAAATATTGGTATTGGAACAACAACTATCTCTGGTGTTTCTACCGATAAACTTCCAGGAACTGTCTTTGCTATTAAGGTTGATGCCAATAAGATCAGACTCACTGATACTGCAGAGAAAGCTCTGGCAGCAGTTCCAAATGATTACTTTGATATTGTATCGGTTGGAATTGGAACTTCTCACACATTCACTGCAAATAATCAAAACACTAAGTGTTTGATTGCTATTGACAACTATATCCAGTCTCCTGTAGTTGCGACTGCATTAACAACTTCCCTTAGTGATCAATTATTCTCAAGTCAAGGCAGTATGTTCCTGTCTGGAATTGGTTCCATTGCTGGAGGAGATCTTCTTCAGGTTGGCGATGAAATTATGAAGGTTCAATCTGTTGGTGTTGGTTCTACAAACCAAGTAAGAGTCAGAAGAGCATGGCTTGGAACAAGAAGAGCAGGATATGGCACTGGCGAACTTGTAACCAAAGTTCAGGGTAATTACAATATTACAAACAACACTCTAAACTTTGTTGAAGCACCATATGGCAATATTCCACTTTCAACCACGACTGCTGGTCCTTTAGAAAGAGACTGGACTGGTATCACAACCAGTTCTACTTTCCAGGGAAGAGTATTCTTGAGATCTGGTACTCCAGGTTCTTCACTTAGAACATATGGTAGAAACTATCTCTTTGATGATATCTCTGACCAATTTGATGGTTCTACAGATACATTTGCATTAAAGTCCGAAGGATCTGATACCACTGGATATGAAGATGATAATGCGATACTTCTCATCAATGACATTATTCAGGTTCCTGGTTTAAATCAAAACTTTACTCTTGCAGAACAAGCAGGTATTACTTCTGCTGTCTTTGTTAATGATGGTCAAACGATTACTTATGATGTAAATTCTTCTAATCTCCCTATCGGTGGTGTTATTGTTTCTGTTGGTTCTTCTGAAGGATTTGGTTACCAACCACTGGTTTCTGCAGGTGGCACAGCAACAGTCTCTGCTGCTGGAACTATCTCTGCGATTTCTATCGGTAATACTGGTTCTGGATATAGAGCTGCTGAAACTTATGATGTTCTTACCAGTGTTGCAACAACTGTTGCTGTTGGAGCAACCATAATTACCATAAATGATCAGAACAGCGTATTTAAGTATCTTGAATTCAATGCTGGCGCTGCATCTTCTATTGGAGTCGGGACATTCTTCAGCAGACCTGCTCCAATCATTTCTGTTGGCACGACTTCAGTCAACATTGGAATTGGAAGCACGGCTTCCTCCGAAATTCCTGCTGGAACTGATGTTCTTGTCAGACTCTTTAATCCGTCTGTCGGTATTGTAAGAGTTGGAGTTGCAAGTAGTGCTGTTGGTATTCAAACAGTCACCCACATTGGTGTTGCGACCATTAGTGCTGGACATCTTTTGGAGACTGTACACGTAACTAGTGTTGGTAGTGGATATACCTCTTCCGATCTTCCAGAGGTAATTATTGATGACCCACTGTCATATACCAATATTCCTCTCATCTATCAAACTGATGGTCTCGCAGAAGCCTCAACTGGAGTTGGTACTCAGGCGAAAGTTGATATTAATGTTGGATTTGGTTCTGACGTTATTGACTTTGAAATTAGCAATACTGGATTTGGATATGGAAGAAATCAAAATCTGACTATTCCGACTGGAGGACCAACTGGCATTCCTACGAATCCAACACTTGGTGGTGACTTTGAAAGATTCACAGTCAATGTTGAGAAGATTTACTCCGACAAATTTGCTGGATGGTCTATTGGACAACTTCAAACTATTGATAATTTTGACAATCAGTTTGACAGTCAGAGAACAGATTTCCAAATCAAGATTGATGGAAATATTACATCAATTATTGCATCTAAGGGTTCAAGTATTGTTATTCAAGACGTTCTTATTGTTCTCTATAATAATATTCTTCAAGTTCCAGGAGAGGGATATGTATTCAATGGAGGAAGCACAATTATATTCCCAGAACCACCAAAACCTGGTGATACTATAGATATCTTATTCTACAAGGGAAATGGTTCCGTTGACGTTAAATCTGTTGACATTTTAGAGACCGTCAAGGAAGGCGATACTCTTGATATCAACAATGATCCTGCACTGAGCCAGTCAAAAAACTTGGATGAAGATGCAAGACTTGTATACAGTGTTGATTCTACTGACCAAGTAACCACAAATGCTTACTATGGTCCAGGATTGGCATATAATGTTAACCTTGAAAGACCTGTCACCTGGTGCAGGCAAACTGCAGACAAAATCATCAACGGTGAGCGAGTTGGTAAAGATAGACCTGGATATAAAGCAAATATCTTCCCAACTAGCAATGTAATTCAAACTGTTGGTGTTGGTTCTACCACTATCTACATTGAGAATGTCCAACCACTGTTCAATCAACAACATGAATCAGGTTCATCACTTTCTTTCCAGAAAGATGTTCTGATAGTTTCTCAGGATGCAAGAGTTGGAGCATCAGCTACCGCCGTTGTTGGGTCTGCTGGAACTATTACTTCTATTGTAATTTCCGATGGTGGTTCTGGTTATTCCTCAGCACCTACAGTTGTTATTGGAAATCCAGTTGGACTTGGGTCTACACAGAGACAAACTGCAACAGCATCAATCACTGCTGGAGTGGTAACTTCTATCACTCTTGGCGCTGCTAAGACTGGGTATTCTCAGTCTAATCCACCAGTTGTCCTTATTGAGACTCCTGCAGTTCTTGCAGAAAGACTCAGCGCAGGAATTTCTTATAGAGGTGACTTTGGAAATATCGTTGGAGTAACTACAACCACTGTTGGAGTTGCAACTGGACTGGTCTTTGACTTGTTCATTCCAAATAATTCCGCACTCAAAGACACTGAACTTGTAGGAACGGCAGTAACTGTTAGCACTCTTGCTGTTGGCGACTTCTTTGTTGTTAGAAATTCTAACGTTGGTCTTGGTGTTACTTCACTCAAACCAGGCGGAGCAGTTGCAGTTGGTGTTGGAACCACCTGTATTGATAACGTCTATGAGGTTGTTGGCGCAGCAACCACCCAAAAGACTCTACCTGGAGTTGGATCAACAACAGTTAATCAGGTCACTGTCAGTGTTCTGAGCTACAACGGTTACGATTTCTCTGCAGTTGGTGTTAACACCTTCTTTGGAAACTACAGTTTTGGTAGAATTCAAACAACTGCAAGAACTTCTACATCTGCGTTTAATTTCTATAATCAAGATGGAGTCAGTGGAATTACGACTTCTGCTTTGGTCAGAAGATTCATTCCTCTGAAAATCACAGGTTATAACGTGTGATACTAAATAAAAATTAGTTCCAAAACCCCTAATAAATAAGTAAAAAACCCAGCAAAATGGCCGCAATTATAACTGACCAAATCAGAATATTGAATGCAAGAAATTTTCTTGACGGCATTACAACGTCTGGCAGTTCTTATTATTCTTTTATTGGATTGCCAAATGCAACCGACCTTCAATCTGATTGGGATAACAGTCCTCCAGCACCTGTAGATAATTTTGATAGTGAAAATGAAATATGGGAAACTGTAATTGGATTGAAAAAAATCACAAGTAGTGATGTAAAATTAGTAGTTCCCAAAGTTGAGTGGAAGTCTGGCAATACATTTGACATGTATCGCCATGACTACAGCACTTCAAATACTGCTAAAGTGTCTGGTTCCACGACTCTTTATGGGTCGTTCTTCTATGTGATGAATAGCGACTATAGGGTTTATATTTGTCTCCAGAATGGAACGACTCCTGAGACTCCAAACGGAGCACCATCTCTTGATGAACCAACATTCGTTGATTTAGAACCAAGAGCTGCGGGTGCAAGTGGTGATGGATATATTTGGAAATATCTTTATACTATTGCACCAGCGGATATTGTAAAGTTTGACTCTACTAATTACATTCCTGTTCCTTCGGACTGGGCATCTTCAACTACAAATGCATCGGTTCGTGACAATGCTGTAGATGGATCAATCAAAACTGTAGTTGTTACTGGAAGAGGTGTTTCACTGGGAACTGCTAATGCAGTTTACACTAATGTTCCAATTAAAGGAAATGGAACTGGTGCCGAGTGTACAATTACAATGAATGCTGATTCTCAAATCGAATCTGTTGTAGTTTCTAATCAGGGGTCTGGTTATACTTACGGAAATATTGATTTAGTTGCTGGTGGTGTTCCAACAGGAACCACAAGGCCAACTTTTGATGTTATCATTTCTCCACAAGGAGGACATGGTGCGGATATCTACAGAGAACTTGGAGCAAAAAATGTTCTCATGTACTCTAGATTCCAAAATGATATTCAAAACCCAGATTTTATTGTTGGAAATCAAATTGCAAGAGTTGGTATCGTAGAGAAACCAAATACTTTCGGTACTAACACCCCATTATCTGCAGATAAGGCAAGCGCCCTTCTTTCTCTCAGATTAACTGGAACTGGATATAGTGGTGCTACTTTTGACGCAGACTCTTTTGTTACTCAAACAGTTGCAACAGGTTCAACTGCTGTTGCAAGAGTCGTAAGTTATGACCAGTCTACTGGAGTCCTGAAAGTATGGCAAGACAGAAGTCAATCGGGATTCAATACTGTAGGGGCAGCAATTACTAATCCTCAATATGGATTTGATCAAGTTGACTTTACTGCATCTCCAACTGGAGATGGTTCTCTTAGAGTTATTGGCGGATCTGTCGCTGAAGGATTGACAATTGACAGCACTTTTACGGGTGTATCAACCGTAATAAATAATAGGACCTACTACCTTGGTCAATCATTTACTAATGGAATTGCGAATCCTGAAGTTGCAAAATACTCAGGCAACATAATCTATGTTGACAATAGACCATCTGTGACAAGATCAACTAATCAAAAAGAAGACATCAAGGTTATATTACAATTCTAATAAGGAATTATGTCGCAAATCACCAATCTCAACGTTGCCCCATATTATGACGACTTTGATCCTACGGACAACTATCATAGAGTATTGTTCAAACCTGGATATCCTGTTCAGGCAAGAGAATTAACAACGCTCCAATCGATTCTTCAGAATCAGATTGAAAGATTTGGGCAGCACTTTTTTAAAGAAGGTGCAAAGGTAATTCCTGGAAACACTGCATATAGTAGAAACTACTTTGCAGTGGAACTAAATGTGACACATCAAGGTATTCCAATTGACGCATATCTTGATCAGTTAATTGGTTTGAAAATAACTGGAAGAACTTCTGGCGTTACTGCTGTTGTTCAAAGTTATATTTCATCTTTGGATTCTGAAAGAGGTAATCCAACTCTTTATTTGAACTATCTGGGATCAAATACTCAGAATAATGAAACTCAAGTATTTGCTAACGGAGAAATTCTTTCCGCTGAAGGAAATATTGTCAGTGGTTTGTTGGGCAATGAAATTATTGCTAGTGGAGAATCATTTGCTTCAACTATTGCTGAAGATGCAACCTCAACTGGTTCTGCATTCTCAATTTCTAATGGCGTTTACTTTATCAGAGGTCAGTTTGTAAACGTTGAAGACGAA